GCCGCGCGGCCGGGGGGGGCGGGGGGCGGCCGGGCCGCCCGGGTGGCGCGTCATGGTCGGCGCCGCAGGGCCTCCGGGCCGGGGAGTCTAGACCCTCTCCGGCTCCGGCGCGGCGAGCTGGACGTGCTCGAGGCATTCGTTGCCCCAGGTGTCCCATCCGATCCTCTGGCGGCGCGCGAAGAGCTCGAGGTACGGGCCGGGCGAGATCTGCTCGATGTAGTCCTGGAAGACGTCCGGCTTGCGGGAGTGTTCGCAGGAGGGAGCGACGATCACGGACGCCGGCCAGCGCGGTCCATGCCAGCGGTGCGAGCCGAAGCGCGCGACGAGCAGGAACTCGGACGGCGGCGCGACGGAGCCGGCGGTCGGCATCGGATCCTTCTTCTGCCAGACGACCGTCTGGCGGTAGGAGAAGCCCCAGGCGTCGATCACGGCGAAGGCGTTCGGCAGGTGCCGGTTCGTCGCCCAGAGGAAGAGCGCCGCGCCGACCTTCGCCGGCGGCCGGAGCTCCTCGACCGGAAGCGAGCAGATCTCCTCCAGCGTCATCACCTGGTAGGGGAGATGCCGCTGGTACGGGCCGGCTCCTCCTGGTCGCGGGTCCATGTAGACGAAGCCGTCGCCGTGATCCCACGGCGGGTCGGCGACGATCGTGCGGTAGCCGGGTCCGGGAGGCGGACGGCGGCGGAGGAGCTGGCGGAGCATCAGGCCGGCCCGGCGCCTGGCGGATACGGCGCGCCGTCCGGCGGGACCTCCGGCTCGAGCGCCGGCAGGAGCGCGGACGCCGCCGCGAGACCACCGAGGCGGACGAGGAGGAGCGACGCGGCGCCGGCGGCGAGCGCGATGACGCCAGGCGTGTTTTGGCCGACGCGGAGGCTGACGCCGGCGCCGGCGGCGAGGTCGACGAGCGCGACCACCTGAGAGGCGGGACCGACGGAGGCCGAAGGCTGCTTGAAGGCGAAGCCCCAGTAAGTCGCGTAAGGATTGTCGCGCTGGACGTAACCCCAGCGGTCGGTCGTCCCGACGGTGCCGAAGTTCGTAATCGTTGCGATTGCGAGATACCAGCCGGCCTCCTGGACGGTGAGCCAGATCGAGTCGGCCGGACGGGGAGCGAAGAGGTCCGGGTCGGTGTTGACGGTGTAGGCGGCGGCCATGCCGACGTCGGTCGGCGTCGACCCGCCGCTCGTAAGGTTCGTGGGGACCGAGAGGACCTTCGCGACCGAGACGGCGAGGAGCTTCTCGAGCGTCTCGGCCAGGTCGAGGCCGACGCCGGGGTAGTCCGCGACGGCGTCCGCGGGGAGCGGATAGGGGATCCCGAGCGCGGGAGTCGAGGCAGGCATTAGGCGGCCGTCCTTCCAGGGGTGAGGTTGTCGAGCAGGTAGGCCTCGCTCCAGCTGCAGGCCGGATCGACCGTCTGCCAGAGGAGGTCGGCGGGGAGCTCGTCCCAGGCGAGCGCCATGCCGGAGAAGATCGGGTCGCTGAGGATCACGTCCTGCGTCCAGTCCGGTCCCTCGATCGTGTCCGTCCAGCCTTCGACCACGGCGCCGAAGCTGGCGAACGGCGCCGAGTCCGGGAGCTGGACGAGCTGCAGGAGCCGGCCGACCGCGAGCTCCTGCGGGGAGAGCAGCGTGACGGCGGGGAGCTTCCAGCGCGGCCAGGAGACGCGGTCGACCCAGAGCGCGGCGCGGGTCTGCGCGGTCGCGGCGTCGGCGAGGCCGGTGTCGAACAGGCCCGTCCAGTGGACGCCGAAGCGGTCCTGCGAGACCGGGTCGTCGACCGTGACCGTCCCGTCGCCGTAGCCGTAGCCCAGGACGACGCGGTTCGCGACGTCCTGCGTCATCGACCAGGCCGGCGCGAAGAGGACGATCGCCGGGTCGAGCTCGAGCGGCGCGTGGAGGCCCTTCCGCGCGTCGAAGGCCTGGACGACGATCCGGCCGGCCGGGTCGTCGAAGATGGAGGCGCCGACGTCCTGGCGGACGAGCTCGAGCGCGTCCAGCGCGGAGCTCGACTCGTAGGCGCCGGTCTCCGGATCCGCCGGCTTCGTCGCGGCCAGCTGCACGTCCGCCGCCGGCGCCTGGACGTCGCCGACCAGGCCGGCCTCGTCGAGGATCCGGCCGACGCGAGCTCCCCAGGCCTCCGCCGGCCAGGCGTGACCGCCGACCGGCCGGCCGCCGGAGGAGGCGAGCGTGGAGGCGGCGATGACCTCGAGGATCGAGTCCAGCTCCGGGTCGTCGTGCGTCAGGTTCGCGTCGGAGATCTCGCCGGTGAACAGGAGCGCGCCGGCGACGTCCTGGACGACCAGCTCGGCGCCGACCGTCCAGGCCGGGAGCTCCGAGCGGTCGAGCGCGCGCAGGCGAAGCGTCGCCGTGGAGGACTGCGGCGGACCGGAGACGTCGTCGCGGCCATGCCGGATCGAGACCGAGGCCAGGACGTCGGCGAGCTCCACCTGGACGCCGTCGACGAGGACGGCGCCGATGTAGGCCGGCGCGCGCAGCTCCGGCTCGTCCAGGAGCGCGAGCTCGGTCATCCGGCCGGCCGGAGCCGTCCCTGACGCTGCTCGTGCGCGCGCAGGACGCGAGCGAGCGACCTGGCGGCGCCTTCCGGGTCGGTCGGCCCGTAGAAGTTGACGACCAGGCCGCCGCCGCCGGTCGAGGCTCGAGCTCCGCCGTAGGCGGTCGCTCCGGGAGCTCCGGCGTAGGCGAGCGACTTCCCTGGCAGGTGCGGAAGCGAGATCTTCGGAACGTGGATCTTGCCGAGCCAGCCGATCAGATCCTTCACGGCCTGCACGACGGAGGAGATCGCGCGCTCGAGCGCGCGGACGACCGAGGAGACCGCGGAGAAGGCGGCGACGCCGGCGGCCTTGACCTTGTCGAAGTGCGTCGCGATCAGGACGATCCCGGCGCCGAGCGGACCGAGCGCGAAGGCGGCCAGCTTCCAGTGGGAGACGATCCAGCCGAAGGCGGCCGCGGCGGCGTCTTTGATCCGGCCGAAGGCGCGGCCGAGCGCGGCGGCCGCGGAGGCGACCGAGTTGAGCGCCGAGTTGACGATGTTGCGGAACGTCTCGCTCTTTTTGTAGGCGATCACCAGCGCGACGCCGAGCGCGACCAGCGCCAGGACGACCAGGCCGATCGGGTTCGAGGCGAAGGCCAGGTTGAGCGCGCGCTGGACGACGGTGTAAGCGGCCGTGGCAACCTTCGCGACCTTCGTGATGACCGTCCAGGCCTTGAACGCGGCGTTAGCGACCAGGATCGCGGCGGAGAGGCCGGCCACGACGCCGACCAGGACCTTGACGACGCCGGTGTGGCTGGCGGTCGCCTTCGTGAGGGAGATGAGCAACTTCTGGCCGGCCTGGTAGTAGGGGAGTAGGCCCTGACCGAGCTCCGCGGTCAGGTTGGCCGTCTCGGCCGCCTGGATCCGCGTCTGATTCGCGGCGCCGTCCGCCGTCCGCGCGAAGTCCCCCTGCGTGTCCGCCGTGTCCTTGAGAATGATCGCCATCGACGCGGCCGCCTTCGCGTGCGCGTCGAGCGCTCCCTTCCCGGAGTAGAGGCCCATCGCGAGCGCCTTGTTCTTGATCCGCGCCGCGTCGAGGAAGACGCCGTACTGGCGGAGCGGCCGCGCCTGACCGGCGAGCCCGGACTGGATCGCGGCCAGCGTGTCCTCCGGCGAGGCGTTATTGAAGGACGCCATATCGCCGGCCAGCTGCACCATCGTCATCGACATTTTCGCGGCTTCCTTCCGCGAGAAGCCCATCGGGACGAGCATGTTCCCCAGGACGCCGGCGGCCTCGAGGCCGGCCTTCGAGGAGAGCCCGAAGGACGCCGCCAGCGTCTTCGACCAGGCGACGACTTCCTTCCCGGACTTGCCGAACACGACCTCCGTTTTGTTCACGGACTCGTTGAGATCGGAGGCGGCGCGGACCGCCTTCAGCGCGCCGGCGGCGATCGCCGTGAGCGCGATCGTGGCCGGGATCGCCGCCTTCCGCAGCGCCGCTCCCATCTTCTCGGAGCGCGACATCGAGTGGCCGAGCGCGTTGTTCACCTTCGACAGCTCCGAGACCGCCTGACCGGACTCGGCGCCGATCCTGATGACGATGTTGCCAGGGCCGGCCACTAGATGAGCCCGACGTCGCGGTAGACGCGCGTGATCGCGTCGAGGTAGTTGCGGACGGCCGGCCCTTCCTTGAACCGCTCGACCGCCGGCTTGATCCAGTAGCCGGGGCCGGCGGAGACGCCGAAGTGATTGACCTCCCCCTTCGGTCCCTGCTCGGATCCCCAGACCAGGTCGCCGGCGGGAGCTCCACTGCGGCCGACGCGGGTCGCGCCGCCGATCGAGACGGACGGGAGCCGGTCGCGCTGGACGCGCATCGAGCGCGCGACGCGCGACGCGACCGGGACGCCGCTGGTCGCGGCCGCCGTCGTCAGGTGCGGCAGGAGCTCCCCCGCGCAGCGGCCGGCGGCGTCGCGTATCGCGCCGTTCGCGTGCGGCCGGAGCTCCGCCTCGACCGTCCGCAGCGCCTTCAGCGTCTCCACGAGGCCGTCGATCTCGATCGCGAGGCCTCCCTTGACGCGCGTTCTACGGTAGGCCACGGCGAAGCCCTTCCACGACGTCGACGAAGGTCGCGAGCTCCTCCTCCTGCAGCTCCCGGAGCTCCGCCAGCGGCCGGCCGGTCGTGACGGCGAGCTCCACCATCATTCGACTGAGGCTCCCTCGAGGGTAGGGTCCACGGCTTCGACCGGCTCGGCGTCGATGTCCACGACGGAGCGGATCCAGACGTCGAAGCCCTCCTGGATGCCGAGCGAGACGTAGGCGACGAAGGCCGCGCAGGTGTTCGGGTTCTCCTCCGGATCCGAGCTCATCTTCTGGCGGCGCGCGTAGGCCTCCCAGGCAACGAGCGCCGCCGAGCCGGCCTGGAAGTCGACCGACTGGCCGGAGTCGTACTCGACCGTCCCGCGCAGGCGGATCACGACTCCGCCTTCTTCTTCGAGGCGGCGGCCGCGGCGCCTCCGACGCCGGTGTCGTCGCGGGTCGGCAGGCCGACGAGCGGGAGCTCCACGTCGGTCACGACCTGGACGGCGACGTCGCCGCCGACCTCGATCGGGACGATCTGGACGGTGCCGGAGTAGACCGGCGCCGCGCCGGTCAGCGGCTCCCAGGTGAACGGAAACTCGCCGAGCGCGTTGTCCATCAGCCAGTTCACGAAGCCGGCCGGGTCCTCGAAGTCCTGGATCGCGGAGACGTTGAGCGACCAGGCGACGTCGGTCTCCGGCGCCGGATCCGGCGTTGCCAGCGTAGGCGTGCCGTCGTTCGAGTTGACGGTCGGCGTCAGCTTGACGGCGGAGGCCTGCGTGGAGACCTCGATGCCGGCCGGCGGCGTGCCGATCGTGAGCAGGCCGGGGCCCTGGCGTGAATCGGTCATGGCGTTCCCTCCTCGGAGACGGTGACGGTGACGGTGAGCTCGAGCGCCGGGAGCGGCTCGGCGTTCGCGGTGGAGCGCCAGGAGCTCGGCCGGTACTCGGCGGTCGCCAGGACGAGCGCGACCTGGTCGGCCAGCGCGTAGACGCGGTCGACGTTGAGCTCCGAGTTGAGCGGATCCGCGGACACGACCAGGACCGGGAGCTCGAACGTCCAGCCGGCCAGGAGCCGGCCGCGCAGCGCAGGCAGGCCGACCAGGACGCCGACCGGCTGAGGGTAGAAGGCGCCGACGTCCGCGGAGGCGTCGACGCCGGCGGCCTCCAGCTGCAGGAGGAGGCCGGCGCGAGCGCGCGAGGCAGGGGTCGTGACCTGCACGCTCATCAGAACGCGACCGGCCTCCTCCACCCGATCAGCCGCAGGACTTCGGCGCGGCGCGAGCCGAGCGGATCGAACATCGCGGTCTCGTCGCCGTAGCCGGCGAAGCCGGACGGAGCCGAGCGCGTCTGGTACAGGATCGAGGCCCAGAGGATCGAGCCCGTCCGGACGTCGGCGTGGACGGCGGCGAAGTCCGCCGCCTCGAAGTCCAGGTCGGAGCGCCGCCGCTCGACCGCGGCTTTGACGGCCGCGGTCGAGTTGGCCAGGTTGTCGTCCGCCGGATCGGCCTGCGGCAGATCCAGCCAGGCGGCGACGTCGTCCGGAGTGATCCAGTCGGCCACTAGGCCTTCCGGGCTCCGCCGGCGCGGCTCGCGGCTCCCGGCGTGACGCCGCTCAGCTTGAGCAGCTCCGCGGGGTAGTCGGTGTCGAACAGGCCCTCGCCGACCACGGCGAGCTCGATGTTGAGCGCGCCGATCGCGTTCGCGGTCAGCCGGACCGGCTCCGTCGTCCTGGCATCGACGGCGCGCCGGGTCGCGAGGATCACCTCGCCCGGCGGGAGCGTGCCGGACGTCATCGCCGGGATGCCAGCGAACGACGTCGAGAGGACGCCGCCGGCCGTGGAGGGGTCGCCGGCCGCGACCGCGACCGTGAGCTCGCCGGCGTCGGCGAACAGTCCCCAGACGTCCGGCGCCATCAGGATCAGCTCCGGCGCGCGCTCGCTCCCGGAGGCGACATAGAACTCGGCGATCGCGGCGCCGAGCGTCGTGGAGACGCCAGGCGCGGCCGGTCCGAGCTCGCCGTAGATCTTCGCCTCGACGCCGAGGTAGAAGGACTGGACGGCCTCGCCGTAGATCTCGTCGATCACGGACGGGTCGGAGCGCTGGACGACGACCCAGGGGATCGCGCCGGCCCAGTCCCAGCGCTGGACGGTCGCGACCTGCGAACCGATGACGACCTTCGTGGAGGTCGCGTCGGCGTCCACGTCGACGGCCCAGGCGCCGACCGGCGGCGTCGTCCAGGCGGGCTTGTTCACGTTGAGCCCGACGCCGGGGAGCGGCCGGGAGCGGAAGGCCTCGTACAGCGGCCGGTGCACTTCCTTCCCGCCGATCACGGTCCGCTCGTAGGTCGGCGGCAGGAGGCCGGCGACGTCCGTGGAGATCGTCTCGGCCAGCGCCGCCTCGAGCACGAGCGCCGCCGCGCGGTCCCCCTGATTCGCCAGGATCATCGCCTGGACGTACTCGCCGGCGAGGAGCTCCCGGCGTGCCGGCGCGCGCTCGGCGCGGATAACCGGCGCCGCAGCTGTTGCCTCGGTCATGGTCGTCCCTCCTTCGGGGTCGGTGCCGGCGGCGCCGGCGTCGTCGTCGTCCTGCTTGAGCTCGAGCTCCTCCTGGTCGGGCGAGGTCGCGAGCCGCTCGTTCCGCTCCTCCTCGGTCTCCTCCTCCTCCTCCTCCTCCTCGCTGGCCGGCTCCGCCGGCTCCGCCGGCTCGTCCGCCTCGGCGGCGACGCGCGTGACGGTCGCGGACTCGAAGGCGCCGAGCGCCAGGAGCGACACCTCGGCGACGTAGGCGGCCTCCACGTCCACGATCCCGTCGCGCGTGATCGTCGACCGCAGAACTTCGGCGCCGACCGAGAGCGCGCCGCGGGATCCGGAGGCGGCCTGCGTGAGCGCCTCGTCGCCGTCCGCCGTGGCGTCGACGCGGAAGCGGCCGAGCGAGCCGGAGTCCTGGTCGACCAGCTCCGCCAGGACGCCGATCGGCCGGCTCCGGTCGTGGTCGACGAGGAGCGGCAGGCGCCGGCCGAGCCGGATCGAGCCCGGCTGGAAGCGGTACTCGCGACCGGCGATCACGCCGATCTCGCCGTAGGGGACGATCACGCCTTCGATCGTCCGCTCGTTCAGATCCGCGATCAGGACTTCCCGCTCGAAGCGCAGCATCTAGAGCCTCCCAGGAGTGAGGTCCGGCGGCGTGCCGGACGAGGACGGGATCCCGAGCATCGACCGGGTCTCGGCGACGTCGATGACGCCGGCGGCGAGCAGGCCGAGCGCGTAATCCGCGGCGGCCTGCGGATCGCCGCGGAGGAAGGACTGGACGTCGAAGGCGACCGCCTGACCGCGCGGATAGACGTCCGTCAGCGTCGCCTCCACGACCTTCAGGTGCGGCGCGCAGGCGGACGAGACCAGGATCGCGAGCTGCTGCGAAAGGTTCGAGTAGAGGAGCGCGCTCGATCCGCCGGACGGGCTGGCGCCGATCATCGCGACCGGCACCGAGAAGAGCCGCGCGACGTCCGTGGCGACATTGTGGCGCGCCTCGATCAGCTGCAGGTCGGCGGCGTTCACGGACTCCCGCTGATACTCGAGGCCCTGCAGGAAGGCGACGCCGTGGTCGCGCCGCATCGCCTCGAAGGCGAGCACGATCGCCTCCGCCTCCTCCTCGCCGAGCTCGGTCCCTTCGTTCTTCAGGACGCCGGCGGGGAGCTCCACTGCGGCCAGCGTGCGCGCGCGCTCCTCCAGCTCCAGCGCGCCGGCCAGCGTGCGGGCTCCGGTCTCGAGGACGGCCGGCGCCTGACCGTCGAAGCGGATCACGTCGCCGACCGGGACGACGCCGTCGAGGCCGGCGATCCGATAGCCGAGCAGCTCCGCGTAGGCGCCGCCGGACGAGCGGGTCTCCGGCTGGACGTCGCGGTGCGGCTCCCAGCGCGCGCGCCGCGGGAAGCCCTCGGAGTCGCGCTCGAGGACGCGCCAGTAGGCGCGGCCGTGGAAGAGGAGGTCGTCCACGGTGCCGGCGATCGTGGCGATCCAGGTCGTCGACGGATCCGGCTTCGTGAGCAGGTAGCCGGGCTCGAGCCGCTCGTCGCCTCGGTAGGCGTAGGCGGGGAGCTGCACGATCGTCCCGACGATCGCGGCGCGGCAGGCGGCCACGGCCGGGATCGTGAGCGCCGCCTCGCGGCCGACGCCCTCGAAGTTCCAGGCGACCTCGGCGACCTCGAGCGCCGTCCCGGAGCGGACGACCGGGAGCCGCGACCGCGGCGTCGCGGCCGCCTCGACGTCGATCGCCGGCCTCGTGCGGTAGGCCCGAAGTGGATTGCCGCGCATCCCTGGAAGCGTGGAGCTCGCCGGCGCGCTGCACAATCGGCCGTTCGGCGTAGGCCGGACGGCGTAGGCCGGACGGCTAGGCGGACACGATCAGCGGCCGCCGGCGACGCTCCGGCCGGAGCTCCGCGCCGATCGCCCAGACGGCCGCGCGCGCCAGGAAGATCGGCCCAGGCGACCGCCTGGCGGAGAGCGTCGTCCCGACGTCCGGGATCGTGACCGGCGTGGCCGTGAGGATCTGGCGGGAGAGCTCCGGGTCGCCGTCGTGGCGGAGGCGGCCGTCGACGACCGCGGCCAGCGTCGGCCCGTAGCCGGCGCGCTGCTCGGCGGTCCCGACCTTCTGCGTCTGGACGCCGCGGAGCGTGGCGACGTGCCGCTCGAAGCTGGCCGGATAGAGGAGCGTGAGGCCGCGCCGGCTGGCGGTCAGCTCCTCGAGCGCCTGCCAGAGCGCGCGCCGGGACGGGAAGGCGCGGCCGGAGAGGACGACCTCGCCGGCCGCGTCGGCGACCGCCAGGACGTAACCACAGGCGCCGGGCTGGCCGTCGCGGTCGTTGACCGCCAGCGTGCCGGCCGGCGGCGCCGGCGGGAGCTCGAGCTCGGAGTCGGCCGCCGCGGCCCACTGGCCGGGAGCGATCCAGGAGCGCGCAGCGAGGACCCACTGATTGAGGTACTGGCGGCGCCAGTCGTTCTCGGAGCTGGTCGCGTGCGCGTGCTCGAGCGCCTCGAGCCGCGCCGGCGTCCAGTGAGGCGACGCCAGCCGCCAGGCCTCCCGGTCGTCGGGGTAGGCCTCCGGCGGCGCCGACCACTCGAGGAGGAGGATCCGCGCGGCGTCCGGGTCGTCCAGCTCCGCGATCGCGGCGTCGCGGTCCTCGATCAGGAGCGTGGAGCCGCCGTCGCCGGCAGTGGAGACGAGGACGAGCTGCGGGGAGCGCCGCTCGAGCATCGTCGGCGCGATCGAACCGTCCACGACGTCGCGGCCGACGCGCCAGGCCTCGTCGACGAAGGCGAGCGAGACGCTCGAGCCGACGCCGCCGTCCAGCGTGGAGGCGGCCAGCCGCCAGGCCGAACCGTCGACCAGCTCGATCGCCTCCTGACCGTTCGAGCGGCGGACGGTGACGCCGAGCGTCTCCTCGAGCGTGCGCGCCGCCGGCGTCCAGATCCGGGAGGCGGTCGCGCGCAGGTTGGCGACGTGCAAGACCTCCTGCGGCTCCTCGAACAGGTCCGCGGCGCCGACGCGCCAGCCGCAGAGGCCGCGGCTGAGGATCGACTTTCCGGACTGGCGGGAGACGGTGAGGATCACGCGCCGCCAGCGAAGCGAACCGTCCTCGCGATGCTCGAGCACGCGCTCCAGCGCGTAGCGTTGCCAGGGCCGGAGGTCGTCGTGGAGGTAGCGCTCGATCCAGCCGGCCGCCTCCGCGCCGTAGGAGCCGACCACGTCCGAAGGCCGGCGAGTCTCGAGCCGCGGCGGGACGAGCTCCACCTGCTCGGACGGACGCCGGCGCGCTCCGGCGGAGCTCCGGCCGTTTCCAGGGGAGATAACAGAGTCCGAC